CTAAGGAGGCAATCTCATGTCTATAGAGTCTATCTTTGCTGATCTTTCAACTCATATGCTAAAAGGTATTATGATCCATGAACAGTTAATGAATTGCTATATGTTTCTTGGCCTTGAAGGGTATGCTGCTTGCCATGAGTATCATTATATCTCTGAGACAAATGACAGGAATAAACTGCTTGCATATTCTTTAGAGCACTATAGCAAGCTTGCAAATGGTTCAGGCTTTGAAACACCAGAGGTAATACCTGGCTCTTGGTATAGCACTTTAAGAGAAGAACTTGATCACAGTACAAGAGTTAAAGCTATAGCCGCTGCATATGACGAATGGATCAACTGGGAAGAAAGCGCAAAGAGTCTTTACGAAAAAGCATATAAAGAACTTCTTGAGATGGGAGATATAGCTTTTGCCGAATTTATCAAAGACTATATCGTTCATGTTGAAGAAGAGATAGTGTACGCAAGAAACGAAAGACTTAAAAAGATAGCTATAGACTATGATATGGCCTCTATCATGGAAGAGCAAGAAGATTTCAAGAAAAGATACAAAAAGAAACTTCATAACATCTGGTAATTTATAAGAGGCATTGCTTACATTTTAGTGCAGGTAGTGCCTCTTATATTTAATAGGGGAGATCTTTTATGTCTAATGGATGTCATTCGGGCGAGATTTCTGCTATTAATTCTGAATCTGATGCCCAAATAATTAGAAGAATTACTGATATAGATATTAAAAACTTTTACAAATTACATCCTGTATGGTTTGCTTCTGATGATTCAGGAGAAAAATTAATTCCTGGCTTTTGTATAAAAGATATTATTAACTTATACCCATCCGCTGCTGTACATAATAATGAAAAAATAACAGATTGGTCTGAAAGAAACTTAATTCCATTCATGGTAAAAGCTATTCAGCAAAACCAAAGAGAAATTAAGGCACTTAAAAATCAAATAAATGCATTAGAAAAACAGATTAGTAAGATGAGGTGATAAAATATATGAAGCTTAAAGGGATGGATGTTTCTTCATTTCAAGAAGCAATCAATTGGAATAGAGTCAGTAAAACAAATATAAATTTCGTAATTTTGAGATGTCATCAGCGCTATGGTATTGATGAGTGCTTTACAAGAAATGTTAAAGGCTGTATGGCGTATGATATTCCATTTGGCGTATATAAATATAGTTATGCTTTGAACATAGATGATGCCAAGAATGAAGCAGAAGCTGTTATAAAGGTACTTAAGGATGCTGGACTTAAGGAACTTGAGCTTCCAGCCTTTTATGATCTTGAATGGAATGGTCAGTGGAATTTTAATAATGCTAAAATTGAAGCTATAGCGCTTGCATTTCTTGATAGAATTGAAGCTGCAGGTTATGCGCCAGCAATATATTGTAATGTAAACTGGTATCGTAATAAGCTTACAGATAATCTTAAAAGATATCCGTCATGGATTGCAAGTTACCCATTTGATGATAATGGAGAAATAGTAGAAAGACTTAAGCCTGACAAATGTGATATCTGGCAATATTCAAAAAATGGCACTGTTGATGGTGTGCCAGGTAATGTTGACCTTGATATCATGTATACTGATCTTAGAGATACGAAAAAAGAAGAGCCTACGGTAAGTTCTCTTCCAACTGCTGAAGATGTGCTCACACTTGCAAGAACATGGCTTGGCAAAAAACAGTCTGATGGATCTCATAGACCTATTATAGATCTTTATAACTCGTACTATCCTCTTGCAGTAGGACACGTAATGACATATTACGAAAGCTGGTGCGATGCATTTATATCAGCTTTGTTTATTTTCTTTGACGCTGTGGATCTTCTTGGTGGAACAGAATGTGGTGTTGAAAGGCATATCCAAAAGTTTAAAGCAATTGGAATTTGGGAAGAAGATGGAACTATTACACCAAACCCTGGTGACATTATTTGCTACAACTGGGATGATAATACTCAGCCTAATGATGGTTTTGCAGATCATATTGGCATTGTTGAAGCAGTAGATATGATTAGCTGTAAGATTGTTCTTATTGAAGGTAACATGGGCGATAATCATGTGGTAGGCAGAAGATCTATTCCTATCGGTGATGGCAACATTAGAGGATACGCAAGACCTAAGTATCTTAAAGTTACAAAGTCCAAAGATAAAACAGTAGTAATTATCCCAAAAGATGAAAAATCAATCGAAGAAATTTCCCGGGAGGTACTTTCTGGAAAATGGGGCAATGGCGTAGATAGAAAGAATGCACTTGAAGCTGCTGGATATGATTACGTTAAAGTACAAAATAAAGTCAATGATTTAATCATCGAAGATGTGGCAAAAGAAGTAATTGCCGGTAAATGGGGTAATGGCATAGATAGAAAGAATGCACTTGAAGCTGCTGGATATAGCTATGAAAAGATCCAGAATAAAGTAAATGAGCTCTTGAAGTGAGGTGATTAGATGCAAGTGTTACAGTACATTGCAGCTCACTGGATAGAGTGGTTATTTGCTGCAATTACTGCTTTGGCAGGCTTTGGATATCATAGAGTAACACAGAAGTTCCAGGAAGAAAAAGAACGAAATGAGGCTATTGCTCAAGGTGTTCAAAGTCTGCTGAGAGAAAACATAGTCAGCAATTATAACAAGTATTCTGATAAAGGCTTTTGTCCAATATATGCTAAAGAAAGCATTAAAAAAGTGTATGAAGCTTATCACAATCTTGGTGGGAATGATGTTGCCACAAGTCTTTATAAGAAAATTCTTGACATGAAAGAGGATGAGTCCGATGTTCAGTAATAAGGTTTATGACGTGCTTAAGTTTATTGCCCAGATTGTCCTTCCTGCAATTGCTACTTTCTATGTGACAATTGCAAGTATCTGGAGACTTCCGCTTGGTGATGAGATTAGTAGAACTGTGATGGCTGTAGATACATTCCTTGGTGCTATCCTGATGATTTCTACAGCACAGTACAATAAAGATAAGAAACAAGATGGTCTAAATTACTTTGATTAAGTAGAAAAGGCAAGGCCGTACTAGATTAGTTATCTAATATAGCCTTGCCTTAACTTGGCTCGTTAGTACATTATTTATACATTAGAGCCTGCAGCATAAGAAAATAATGATATATGTTGCTTCCTTCCAGGAAACATCCTGTATCAAGAAAATGGATACGAATGGCTTAAATAAAGGGATTTAAGACTTGTTTGGACTTCATGAAACTTAATCAAACTGGTATTGATAGTGCATTATTAGTACACCAAAAAGTTATGGAATCTTGGCAATTTCTTTATGTAGCCAGTCTATATTTCTTTCTGTGTATATGCTCTCTGTTATATCTGATATAGAATGGCCGACAATAAGTTTTATGGCATACTCATTTACATTATACTTCTTAGCCATGGTAATAAAATGCTTTCTAGGATCATGAAGTTTATGATCTTTTAAGTCTATTTTTTCTTTAAGTCGATTAAAAGCATTGACATAATCATAATAAGAAAAATTAGTATATTTTTTGCTTGCAGAGGATTTGTAATTGAACAAATAATTACTTCCTAGTGATAGTGCTAAATTATATTCTTCTTGCACAAGTGATCTAATTTTAGTATGTACCGGTACAATTCTATTCTTTCCAGCAGTTGTTTTAGATCCTCCAATTATATTCCAATTTTTCATATCTATTTTGCCTATTTCAAGCTTACATAATTCTCCAGGACGCCAACCCATATAGCATTGTATTAAAAGCATTTTTACTACGTTTATGTCTTGATTATTCCAAAGAAGTAACATCTCCTCGTCAGTAAAAGCATGGTGGATTTGTTTGTTTTCTTCCTCAGTAATATTTTTAGGAAGTTTAACATCTTTGGCATAATTTCGATCAGTCAGTTCATATTCTATGGCATAATCAAATACTTGTATAAATACTCCTTTAAGCTTTGTTTTGACTACTGAACTTGCTTTGGTTTCTACTCCATTTTTTAGTTTAGAAGCGTTCACTATAGCTAATTTTATATGTCTAGCCCTGACTTCTCGTAAGTTCATTTTATGAATGGATTTGCAATAATCCCACGCTGATGTGATAGTTCTAAGTCTGGATGGTGAAATATTCTTAGAATGCTCATCTATCCACTTGTCATAAACTTCCTGCATGGTCATATCTTTTTCAAGAGAATATGGATTTTTATTGTACTCTATAAGTGCTGCATAAGCCTCATTATATGTCTCAAAGTATGCATTAGGCTTTAATAGTTTGCCTATAGGTCTTCCGTTTTCATCTTTGCCGTCTGATACCATGGCCCTAAATGGTTTTCTTAAGTTCTTTCCTTTAATTTCAGTGATCCTGCCAAATCCGTTTGGCAATTTCATTCTTTTTGATGGTCTTGATCTGCTCTTTTGTTCAAGTTTTAATGGGCATCCACAGTGAGGACAAGCAAAAGCTTTATCCGATACTGATCCGCCACACTCATTGCAAGTGATTAGCAAGTTTAACACCTCCTATTATTTTTTGCCATTATACTGAGAATTTAGAAGAAATTCAATCTTGACGAACGCTAAAAAGCCCTGTATAATGTTTCTGAAATTTTGGGGATTTCATGAAGCATTATATAAGGCAAATAAAATGTATTTAGATTAGGCACCTACAATATAGATTATTTTCTAATATATGTCAAGAGGAATCTCCAAAAGTAAATAATAAATATTTGGAGGTAAGAAAATGATTTATGAAAATGTAGTGGAATTTTGTAGAAACAAGCGATTATCTATCTCTGCGTTTGAAAAGATGTGTGGCCTTGGAAATGGAACAGTAAGTAAATGGAAAAACGACAAAAATATGCCTTCTGTAAAAATTCTTACAAGAATCGAAGATAGTACGTGTGTTCCTATTGAAGCATGGATCAGGACAGGAGGTGCAAGATGAACATTGCATTTCCTAAAGGTTCTGTTCCAGTACCAGTCGTTGCAAGAGTATACGGACGAGATCCGGCATGGGTAAGAGCTGGTATTATTTCTGGTTGGCTTCCAATTGGCACTGCTACAAGAAATGGTAAAGTAATTACAAGTCTTAATGAGATTAGTTCAAAGAAAGGAAGAATCAATTATTATATTTCTCCTATGAAACTTTACAAAGAAACTGGATTTGTATGGATGGGAGGAAATAATGTACGATATCAGCAAGAATAGATATAGAGAGCTTAAATACTTTTGTCTTCAGTATAAAGAAATGAAAGCTATGATTAAATGGTTCCAGGAAAAAGATTCTGGGAAAGGAACTGATCCTACTGCAGATATAGCGGTTCCTCTTGCCGATTATATAAAAGCATCCAAGCTGATTGAGAAGACAGCATTTGATACAGATGAAAAGTTAGGCAGTATAGTGCTTAAGTCTGTAACAGAGGATGTAGCATTAAGCAGAATAGGTATGCCTCATAATAAGGTTTTGATGGATGATTTAAGGCACAAGTTCTTCTATCTCCTTGATAAAAGAAAAGGATTATGATTTCGCAATATTTACAAGGCTTATAATGAAACATTGATCACTTATGCAAAGGAGGTTTATTATGAAAAATGCAACTAATGTTGATTTGCGTATTCCGTATCTAAATTGTTCAAGTGAGGCTAACGATGATTTTAAGCAAAAAATAGATATTGTCAATTACCTCATTCAAAGAAAATTTATTGAATGGGGTGCTATGACATATAGTACAATATGTGAAATCATTTTTAACGAACTTGGACTAGAATTAGTTATTCCAACGGAATATTGCGATCCTGATTGTGAATCAATAATGATAAAGGATAAATATTACGATTAATGATTTCAAGAAAACAGGTCTTACCAGGCTTGTTTTCTTTTTTTTTCGCAATATTTACAAGGCTTATAATGAAATATAAACTTTATATTCTAAAGGAGGTATAATATGAAACTAGAATCAATGTTTTCAGATGTTAACAATGTAACATTTTATGACAATATGTCATGTAGATACTTTAGGGCACCTTTACTGTTAGTATTAAAGTTATTAAATGTACATTATTTAAAACTTAATGACTTTTATACTATTGTAGGTTTGCCTATGCTAGAAAAATATGGCAATATAATCGTTCATTTAAAGTGTGAATGTTGTTTGGAGACATTGTCAGAAGAAAATATGGAAAGAATTGTATATATGCTATCAGAATAAAAAATAAGTTTTTAAAAGCTCTTGAAGATTATTTTCTACAGGGGCTTTTATTTTTTTATGGGAGGTGAGTTTATGTTTGTAAATAATTTTGTAATATTTCTTATTTTTCTTTTTGGACTTCTTTTAGGTCTTATATTATCTTTCATTTTTCACGATATCGAACATCATAAAAGGCTTGCCGGGGAATTTAAATTTAATGACAAAGGTGACAAATACCTTTATACACTGCAAGTAGATAAACCGCTTGATGACCTTCCCAAAATGGATTACATGACTTTTAAAGTAGTACATAATAGCTCGCAAGAATTACAAGGCTTATAATGAAACTAATATGGTCACTCAAAAGGAGGTAATTATGACCGAGGAAGTCCGAAACAAAATTAACGACATTACACTTGATGACCTGGCTAAAATTGAACAAATGGACATTGCAAGTCCGGAACGTGCAAAGGCAATTGATGGGGTTAAAACTCTTGTAGAGTTGAATCTTAAAGATGCTGAAGCTTGCACTAAAGCTTTTCATGAAGAGCAATTAGTGAAGACTGAAGCAAAAAAAACAAGATCTGACTGGGGGAAAACTATCATTGGTGCTGCACTTGGATTTGCAAGTACGGCATTTGTAATTGTGTCTGGTCAAAAGGGGTGGTTTATTGACAAGACTGCCCTTGGAACAATTTCCAAAAAGTGGTAACTGAATTAGTTTAAAGATCAGAGCTCGTGTATTTTACATGGGCTCTTTCTTTTTTCGCAATATTTACAACTCCTATAATGAAACATAATTCTTTATTTTCTTAAAAGGAGGTTAACTAGATGTGTAAGATAAAAATGTATGCAGTTTTGGAAGAAGATGATGGCAAATTTGCATTATACAGTAGGAAACTTAATATATTCAAAGTTATTCCAGAAATGGTTAAACTTTGGAAAATGGGATTAAAGCCTATTGTTTTCAGATTTGATCATAAAATTTGGAAAACAATACAGGGGAAGCATTTGGTATGGTATAGCCCCAAGGAATAATATTGTGTTCAACGAATAAAAGCTCTTGTGGAGAAATCTACAGGGGCTTTTATTTTTCGCAATATTTGCAAGGCTTATAATGAAACATAATTCTTTATTTTTAAAAGGAGGTAACTCATGAACAAAGATAATATTATTAAGATTGCAATGATTGGCGCTGGTCTTGTGTCAACTATATTGACTACATTAAACACAGAAAGATATATTGATAAAAAGATCAGTGAAAAGGTCGATAAAGCAAAAGAGGATATTAAAAATGTATGGGCAATAGACCTTATTGAAACGATGAATAAAGAATATGACAAATTGAGATCAGAAGAATAATAAGATTAGAGCTCGTGTGTTTTGCATGGGCTCTTTCTTTTTCGCAAGTTTTACAGCTCTTATAATGAAACTAATGTTGTTTTTAAAGGAGGATAAACAATGAGCATCAAATTATCTGAAAAAATGATTATGGAACTTGAGAAAGCAAGGCTTAGCATCGAGCAGTACAGACCTGAAACCTTATGCATAGCAGGACCTATACGCATGGTGCAAACAACAAGAGCCGTCTTGGATGCTATGTTAAAAGAAGAATTAGAGTTGATGCATAAATCTAATGAAACAACATAAGATCAAATAGGATAAAAGCTCTTGTAGAGAAATCTACATGGGCTCTTTCTTTTTCGCAAGTTTTACAAGGGTTATAATGAAAAAGGAGGTAACATAAATGGGCATTAAACATCCAAAATTTAAATTTTATTTTGTGAAACTGAAAACTATTAACAGCAGTATTGATGGCCATAACATAACTTATCCTGAAATAATATACGAAAATAGTTTAATTGACTATATTCGTTTGATTATTTTGGCATTGAGATTAGGTTATAGGCCAAAGAGAACAGACTATTTATATGTAACAGGAAGATCAGAAAAGAAATTAGAAACAGTTTGGGTTAGAAAGCTTAAGAAATAACTCTTTGCAAAAAGCTCTTGTAGATCAATTTCTACAGGGGCTTTTATTTTTCGCAATATTTACAACTCCTATAATGAAACATATTTCTATTTCAAAGGAGGTTGCAAATGAAAAACAGGGATAATTTAGAACCTATGTATGTATCAGTATTTAAAAAAGATGGCTATACAAATCTTGGATTTAGATGTGATAAAGATGATATAAAGAGATGTGTAGCCATGAACAGGAAAGAAACATTGCATTTGGTAGTAAAATTATTAAAAACAGAAATATTTGGCAGAAATAGAAAATAGCACTAAAAAGCTCTTGTAGATTAATTTCTACATGGGCTTTTATTTTTTTGTCAACTCATGGTACACTTATTCTCCAAAAGTATAGAAAGGAGAATTACTATGAGCTGGATTTTTAATAATAGATATTTACTTGATGAAGATGATATTGAAGAGTATGGTGAAAGTCTGGAACCTCCTTGTTCAAATGAGTCTTGTAATGGCGAAATTATGGAAAGATTTTATGAAACTGGTACTGGAGATATTATATATGTTTGTCCAAGATGCGGAAAAGAAGTTCGTGAGCAAGATGTTTCGAAGTATTTAAGAGCAAATTTTGAAATTGATGACGATTTCTTAGACAAATTTAGATAAAAATTCGCAAAAAATACAGTCCCTATAATAGGAACAATGTTTGTCTATAGTTTCTTATAGGAGGATTGGATATGAACACATTTTTAAAGGCAGTTGGCATTATGGCACTTGCTACTTTAGGCTCAGTACTGGTATTAGTATTTATACCATTATTAGCAGTACTACTTAGCGTTGCTGGACCATTTGCAATTGCAATTTTTGTAGTAATATTTCCAATACTTGCTATTGGGGCAGCTATTGGATATCATGTGGCTAAAAAAGAAAAGAAGAGTCCGAGTAAAGAAAACTGATAATAAATCAGAGTCCTTTTACAAGGGCTCTTTTCTTTTGTCTTTTTATAAAGTTCGCAAAAATTACAATCCCTATAATGAAACATAATTTTGGGAGTATTTCAAGAAAGGGGTAAAAATATGAAACATTGTACAGTAACAGAAATTAAAGAGACAAGACATTTCGTTGATATCTGTAGAAGATATTCTTGTAGGGTTACTACGAGGAGATACGACAAAGGTAGAGATGTGATAATTGTTGAGTGTGGTCTCTGGACATGGATAAAGATTTTGTATTGGAACTGGCTGGATCATTCACCAGAATTATGTGATGAAATCGAAGGCAACTAATAAAGACAAAAGGCTCTTTTGCAGGGCCTTTGATTTTTTAAGTTCGCAAAAATTACAGCTCCTATAATGAAACATAATTCTTTATTTTTAAAGGAGGTAACTATGAATAAAATTATACGTTTTATTGCAGCTTTAGTAGTTTCAATGGCAACAGGATTTGTTATGGTCCTGGGCATGGGAATAGCAGAAGACATTACAGATACGTATGATTTTGTTGAAATCTTTAAGAAAATTAAAAAGAAATTTAGTAGAAAGATTGTTGAGGTCAAAAGAAAGGAGGATTAATCTTATGATAGGATATTTGCTTATCATTGCTGGAGTATTATGGATTTACTTTGACAATAGAAAGAAATAACTATATAAGATTGAGGTCTTTTTCAAGGCCTCTTTCTTTTTGACCTTCGCAAGATTTACAGCTCTTATAATGAAACATATTTCTTTATTTTCAAAGGAGGTAACTATGAAAGACACAGTATTTGACATTAAATCTATTTTAAAAGAAGCTCGTAATGATTTTATACAATTAAGTTTATGTGGTTATAAAGCTAACAATATTGATTCAATTGCCAATGAATGCATTGCATTATTGGATGAAAATGCATCAGACATGGACAAAATGACTTCAATTGGCAATATAGCTTATGATCTTGATGCATTAAAATCTGCGTTGGTTTCAATTATAGAAGAATCTAATAAATGGATAGAAACGCTGGACGGTATTTTAGGAAACCTTGATAATGATGAGGAAGATTTAGAAGAATAATATTTAGAAGCTCTTGTAGAGAAATCTACAGGGGCTTTTATTTTTAGGAGGTATATATGAATTCCATAGCGCTACACGCAAATTATGAAAGATGCAAAACTCTTATAGCTAACATTATTTTCGGAAATCATGACAGCAAATTGATGGGAGATATTTATGATCTTTTAGAGTTACTTCATGATCTTGAGCAAGATGCTATTGAAGAAAAGAAAGAGTGCTCCGTATTAAAGCTAAAAATGGATGAATTGAATTGCCTTGTAAACGATCTCAATTCAGATCTTGAGTTTATGAAGAAGCGATTTAACATTAGAATTAATGGAAAGGAGGCTGTAAATGAGCAAACTAGTGAGAGGAATTAAAGATAATTCCGGCATTATATTTTCTGCACTTTCTATAGCAGGACTTGTGGGAACTTGTATCATGGCCGTTAAAGGAGCACTTACTGCGGATAAGCTTATTGATCCAGACCTTGACAAAGAAGAGAAGATCAAAGTTTATGCAAAATCATATGCAGGCGCAGCTATATGTGGAGCCGGAACAATAGCCTGTATACTTGGTGCAAATCATGTTCATCTTAGAAAAGAGGCAGCACTTGCAGGTGTAGCAGCTTTATGGAAAACCGATCTTACGAAACTTGATGAAAAGGTAAAAGAAAAGTTTGGACTTGATAAGGCAAAAGAGATTCATCATGAAATCATTAAGGACAAGATGAAAGAGAATCTTCCTATGCAGATGCCAGTTCCTGATGGTCAAATTCTGGTTTATGAGCCTTATACAGATCAATACATTAACACATCTAGAGAAAAAATAGCAAATGCAATGTATAAGGCAAATGAGAAACTTGCCAAGGAATTTGATGTAAGACTTAACTATATTATAGGACTTCTTGGCGGCACTATGACAAAGGAAGGAGATCTTATTGGATGGAACTGGGAAAATGAAAATCAGGATTATGCATGGAGTTATTATGGCGGACCCTGGATAACGATGCTTACAAGTGTAACTACTGACAAAGATGGAAAGGATGCTTTGTGTCTATTTTATGAAGTAGATCCAGATACTCAGGAACCTGAACAGATGATTTATTATGAAAAATAAGGAGTAAAAATGCAGTACAGAAACGGTAATTTGACTAAAAAGATCAGGCATGGCCTTTATACAGAAGAGGGAAAAGACCGATATGGTAATGATATTTACAAGATTAGATTCATTACCAGAAGTAGAGAAGAATTTCAGGAAATGCTTGCAACAATGATGGATTCAGATGATCGGAAATAATAATGGGGAGGCATTAAATATATGAGTAAAGGCAATTTGTTTAAAGGAATGAGCAGAGCAATTACTGGCTTTGCAGACAAAAATAGTCAGACTATCATGGCTGTACTTGCGGTTGGTGGACTTATTGGTTCTGTTGTTCTTGCGTTCAAAGCAGCTCCGAAAGTGCATGAGGTGGTTGATAATAGTAAGAAAAAAGTAGAACTCATTAATGATGCAGAGGATCTTACAGATGAGGAGAAAAAAGAAGAACGTAAGATCGTAGCAAAAGATACAGTAAAGAAACTTGCTCCTGTTGTAACTCCTGTTGTAGGCTGTACACTTGCTACTGCAGGTCTCATGGTTGGTTCTACTGCAATTAGTGTAAAGAAGATCAATACTCTTTCATCTATTGCTATGATGTCTGAGTCGGCGTATAAAGAACTGTTTGATAAAACTAAAGAAGTTGTTGGTGAAGAAAAAGCAAAAGAAATCAGAGACGAAATTAATGCTGAGAACATGAACAAAAACGCTATTAATAAGCCAACTAATGCAAGGGGAGGTGATTATCTTTGCTATGATGCAATGTGCGGCAGATTCTTTTATTCAGATAAAGAGACAATAAGAGAAGCTGTTAATAATATTAATCAAAGTATATCGTCAGGTCATGAGGACTATATGAGTCTTAATGATTTATACTTTGAACTTGGTCTTCCTCCTACAGCTGCTGGAGAAGATAGAGGATGGGGGAGATACACAAGAAATGATATGATTGAACTAAATCTTTGCAATTCAATGGTAAGTGAATGGGGAGAGCCTGCACTTGTAATGGATTTCTTGGCAAGACCGACTCTTGGATATAAAGGATACTGAAAGGTGGTGTAAGTATGTTCGTACCAGCAAATTTAAAACTTGATTTCCTTCCAGAATGTGAAGGTTGTGACCAATTTAGTTTAAGAGATGATGTTATAGTGACTGGGTACTGTGAACAGATTACAATAGTTACTTGTGAGCATCTTTGTGCCTGCAGAAGAACAATTATGCATTGTAAAGAATGTGAAAATAAGGAATAGTTCGCAAAAATTGCAAGGCTTATAATGAAACATAAATCTATATTTTAGGAGGATTTTATTATGTCTAAAGAAGTAAAAGAAACAAAACAAGAACAGGAACTTAACAATTCTGAAACTCCGAAAACGGAAGAAGTTGCAGAAAAGAAAGGTCTTTGGGGCTCGATGAAAGCTCTTGGAAAGAAAGGAGTAGCAATCGGAAAGAAAGCAGCACCTGTAGTGGCAGGTATAGCTATTGGTGCTGGCGGAGCTTTGTTGATTAGCGCTCTTGGAAGTGACAAGGCAGACGAGGTTATGGACAGTATCACAAATGCTCTTCCGAATAAGAGAGAGGATGTAGCTCTCATTCCTGAGAAAACCGAAGAATAATAAAAACTGAATATGGTTATGTAAGAGTAAAAGCTCTTGTAGAGAAATCTACAGGGGCTTTTATTTTTGGGGTGTGGTGTATGAAAACAAATTGCGAAAAATGCAGATGGTTTGAAAGGGAAACTACTGGACTTACCTGGTGTGATGCACATGAATGCTACTTGCCTTCTGATGGTCTTGCAAGTGGTGAGTGCTCAGATTATAGAAGCAAAAAAGAACGAGGAATCTTAAACAAGAGGGAAACAAAATAAAAGGAGGAAACATTATGAGAAAAAGTAAATTAACAAAATTTGGATGGGTTTGTGTAGCTGTTGAACTAATTGCCGGAATTACTGCTGGAAAAATAGCAGATAATCTTGGAAAAGCATTTCTTGGCGATAAAATCAGCAACCATATTTATAAAGTAGGTATGCTTATTCTGGATGCTACTGTAGCAGATTATGCTATGTCGAAGGTGGATGAAGTATTGTCAACAAATAAAGCCATTATGGATAGAGCGAAATTACAAACTGAGGAGGAAGGAGCAGAGGATGGATCAGCTGAAGGAAGTGAGATTTGATATGTACTGCAGGAGGTGCAAAAATAAAACACTAGATGAGACAAAGGATCCTTGCAATGAGTGCCTTGAAGTAGCTTATAGAGTACAGACTGCAGAACCGATATATTTTGAGAAAGGGACAAAGAAAAATGGCCAGTAATGGATACAAACCTGATGAATCATCACTTGAGCATCGAGTCGAAACTATAGCTAAAGGGACACTTAGAAAAAAGAATATTGGACAAAGAATAATTAATTCTTTAATTGAAGAAGATCTTGACACTCTTACCGAGCATGCAGTGGAAGACGTTATTGTGCCGAGAATTAAAGATTCGATTCTTGAAGTTATAGAAAATATGCTCTATGGCAGTTCAAAGGGCAAATCAAAGAGAAATAAAGGTGATAAAGCCAGTTATGCGGCATATTATTACGGGAGCAGCTATGGCTATGATGGCAGAAGAGATGAACCAAGTATAAGAAGATCTGGTTTTGATGCTGATGAGATTGTGCTTTCAAGCTATGGTGAAGCTGCTGAGGTACTTCAAAACCTTATTGAGCTTACAGCAAAGTATGGATTTGCAAGGGTTGGAGATTATTATGATCTTGTAGGTGTCAGTTCAAGAGGCGATGGATATACTTGCAATAATTATGGTTGGTTTGATGTAGAAGGAACCAGAATTGTTAGAGCAAAAGGAGGTGGCTATGTTTTAGCTCTTCCAAGACCTGTAGCACTTGATTAGATGGCATTTCATTAAAGGAGATAATTAGATGGTAGAAGTTCAAGATATTATTCCGATTAATTTTGAAGAGGATGTTATAGATAGGCTTAAGATCAAACTTGTAAACAGAGACAATTATAAAGATACTCTTGACAAAATTCCTCATAAGTTTCTGGCAGACGATTTAATTCTGACATACTGGATTAATCTTAGCAATAAACCGGATGAATATAACATGCTGCTTATCACAAACAATCTTCTTGCAATATGGGGAATTGATGATTTTACTCTTAAAGATACGGCACTTGGTAAGGCTGAGAAAGAAGAACCATATAGTTTGCAAAAACTTGATATTTTTTCGGAAAAAACTGATAAAGATTTTATGGCTTATGTTTTAACTAATAATAGTAGACTATATGGCGCTTCTGTTATAGCGTATCCACTTATGCTGCCATATATTTGCACTCGTTATTTTAATTCTGATGAGTTTTATTTAATCCCTTCAACTATACATGAATTTATACTTTTGCCAAAAGAAATGGTTAAAAAGAATATCTTTTGGATTAATTATATTATTAAAGAAATTAATAGGAATATTGTTGATTCCAAAGATGTACTGTCAGATCATTTGTACAAGTATAGCTTCAATGATGATATGCTTAAAAGTTTATTTTAGAGGTGACTTCATGGATAAAGAAAAAGATAGAGATTACGAGAAAGAAGCAAAAGAAAAACTTGATAAGTGGCTTAAAGAAGTCGGACTTGATGGCGACGTTTATTACAAGGAAAATAAAGAAGAGGAAAAATAAATATTATATTTAATAAAAGGAGGCATTAAAATGATTAAACTTGAGAAAACACAAGTCGTAGGATTAGAGACGGCAATTAGAGGTATGAGAAATCCGATGAATAGCTGGGAAAAGAGTGACAGTGTACTTGACGCGGGTATTTATACTACTGATTTAATCATAGGAATGAGCGATTACAATCTTATGATGTCCCTTGCCAAATCCGGAACAGATCATGCCAAATTTCGTAGAATGATTGTAGTCTATGTTGATATTACAGCACCTCTTTATTGGTGGAAAGAGTTTGACACTTACAAAGTTGGTACAGTGGCGAACTCTTGCAGCACAATGCATAAGATTGCTGATAAGGAATTTACACTGTTGGATTTTTCTGATGAGCATATGCTTGGAATCGATATGGAAGAAGGCAGATTATGCGAAGTAACTAATAAAGATCTTTGTTTTAAAGGCGATCCAGATGTTGCATACAATCCTATGGATGCACTCTTTATAACTATTGGCATTCTTAATAAAGCAAGAAAACTTTATTTGGAAACTGGCAATAAAAGATATTGGTGGCAGATGATTCAGCTTCTTCCTAGTTCATATAATCAGAAACGTACTGTTATGCTTAACTATGAGGTTCTTGCAAATATCTATAAGTCCAGGAAGAATCACAAGCTTGATGAATGGAGAAAACTTTGTGATTGGATTAAAGATCTTCCAGTTAGTGAGGTTATTACTTTAGAAGGAGGCAGTGAAAATGACTTGTGAAAAAGCTATTGAAATTCTTGAAAAAATAAAGGTACAGGCTGCATATGCAATGTGGGAAAATGTAAGTCATGAATCTATCGAATTATTTGATGCATTAACAATGGCTATTAATGCATTAAAAAACAATGGCCCACAAAAAATGCATGAAAATAATGAGTTAGCTAAAAATATTTTTGCAGAAATAGCTGGATTGGATGCCAGTAATCATTCATTGTCAGAGATTGAATGCAAAATAATATTTGGCAAAGGAGGCAGTGAAAATGAAAAATGAAATTTTCCCGGTGGGTGTGATAGGCAAAACATGTGAAGAATCATATTTTAGTTTCCCACTAAAAATCTTTGTACTCTCTGTGATTATGTTCCTTTCATTTATTGAGATGGTAATTTTAAGCTTTGCTGCTCTTTGCTTTATTCTTGGTAATTTAGCTAAATTTATTATAGGTCTTGATATTACTGGCAGGATGAACATAGCAAGAGCATGGTGCATATCTGTTTTAAGAGATTTTATTGCAACTATGCAAATTATCTTGATAGCTTTTAAAGCATGGTCAGATAATAGCTGGGCATTTAGAGCTGAGATTGTTGCTGCAGACAAGTATATCGAAGACTGATGGAGGCAATGAAAATGAGTTCGCAATATAATGAATACCTTAGAAAACATATAGATGGAGTACAGAAAGCTTATCAGTATCTTGTCGACAATGGTATTATTGATCCATTTTTTTATCACTTTGATAATATAACCAGGCATGACGATTCAAAGTATTCTGTAGCCGAGTATGATGCTTATGATACATATTTCTATGGAGAAAAGACAGCCGAAGTAAAGTGGGCTTTTAATATAGCATGGCTTCATCATATTCATAACAATCCGCATCACTGGCAGTATTGGATTCTGTTTGAGGATGATCCTAAGAATGGTAAAGAATATATTTGCCTTCAAATGCCTTATCAGTATGTAGTAGAGATGATTTGTGATTGGTGGTCTTTCTCGTTTAATGCTGGAAATCTTAATGAGATCTTTGACTGGTATGAAAAGCATAGAGAAACTATGAAACTTCACATCGAAACTAGAAAAGATGTAGAAAATATACTTGACAAAATTAAAGTTAAACTTGATGAAACAGGCTATTTAACGGAGGAAAAGAAATGAGCAATAATTATTATGATCCGAATACTTATTGCAAAGATTGTGATAGAAGCATCTATGGCAAGTATCCGTCATGCGATATTAACATTGAAAATAATGGCAAATATACAAAACCTGGCAGTAAATGCTATTGTAAAGTCAGAGAAGGAATCGGTATGGTAGAAAAATATCCATGGGAGGAAAAGAAATGAGTGCATTTATGTGTAGTCCTAGAACTATTAGTATTGTTGCTGATGTTATGTCTAAAAGTATTTGGTCTAGCACTCCTGTAAAAGAAACATTTTCTGATCTTGTATACATGAATATCGATGCTCTTAAAGCCAGATATAAAGAAATAAGTGTTGATAAGAATGACTTTAAATATATAGAAACAGAATATAGTCTTATCGAGGCTATCAAGTGTATGGACTGCTATCTTTATCAGTGCAGCGAAGGTGATAATTGTACACGGTACATGTTTCAGGAAATTATGAGACAAAGAGATAAGCTTATTGTAGATTATATGCATGAGAAAATTATGAACAGTCCTGAATATGAGGCGCTTCCATGGGAGTAAAGCTATGGGAAGAAAAGAAAGAAGGGCATTGGAACGAGAGAACAAGAAATATCTGGAAGAAGATAAAAGAATTCAGATAGCTTTTAACACAATTGAATATGAGAAGCGACTAGAAAAAGAGATCCATGAGAAAGTCCTTAATGAAGTGCTTGCACTATTACTTGTACTTCCTATGGAGGTTCTCATGGATCATTTTTGGCCTGGCAGTTATAAACAGAAGATTCCTAAATTCATTGACTATGTCCTTGAATACTATCAGAAGTGGAGTGATGGTAAACTTGACATGGAAGAGATGAAGAAAGACTTATGGGAATATGCAGGAGTCAGACTTGAAGCTGTGGAGGAATAGGAGGCATTATATGAAAGTATATGTTATGACACAAGCAAAACCATTTCATGCTGAAGTTTATATTGGTGTGAGGAAAAGTCTTAAAGAAGCAGAAAAAGCACTTAGAAATGACTATCCTCATATGAAACCTGTTAGTAATATGTCTGATGGAGTTAAGGACTATGTTTCTGATGCATCAAATTCGTTGCTTTTATTCATTCATGAAGAGGAAATATAATAGGAGGTATATATGCAGCACATTGCAGAAGATATGGTAAATCATCCGAGTCACTATGCAGATCATTGTTCAATTGAGTGCATTGATGCTATTGAACTTGCACTTGGAGATGATGGAGCGATTAACTATTGTATTGGTAATGTTATTAAGTATCTTTGGAGATGTAAATTTAAGAATGGCATTGAAGATATAAATAAGGCAAGGTGGTATCTTAATAGATTACTTGCTTGTTATTCTGAAGATGATCTTATATGCTATGAAGAAAAGATAAATTATTTGATTAATATTGTTAATAGTCTTGAGAATGATATTAATAAAGAAGATAAGTAGGAGGATGGATATAAGCAATGCCAGAACTGAAACTTAATGACTATGTTAAAGAAATTGGTGAGCGCGGCAAGAAACTGGGGTTTTGGGAAGTAAATACCAAGCCTACAGATCATGTCGCGCTTATTCATGCTGAGGTGTCTGA